TAGAGACATACGAAGATGCCAGAAGTGCCAAGAAGGCAGAAAAAGAAGCGGCAAAGAAACCAAAAGGATTGGAAAAATTTATTGAGGAGTGACTATGAAAGTTGGATTTACATGTTCCACATTTGATTTGTTTCACGCAGGTCATGTGATGATGTTGAAAGAGGCAAAGACTCAATGTGATTATTTGATTGTTGGATTACAAATTGATCCTACACTTGATAGGCCTGGTATTAAAAACAAGCCAGTACAAACGGTACTGGAAAGATTCATACAAGTCAAAGCTTGTAAGTATGTTGATGAAATTATACCATATGCCACAGAAAAAGAATTGATGGACATATTGACATCCTACCCTATTGATGTTAGAATCATAGGTGAAGAATACAAAGATAAACAATTTACTGGTTTTAATTTACCAATCTCTGTATACTTCAATAGCCGACAACACAGTTTTTCTACTACTGAATTGAGGCAACGAGTATTAGATAATGAAAAAGTAAGGGTAAAATGAAAGTAGCAATAATCACAGACCAACATTTTGGAGCTCGAAATGATTCTACACACTTCTTGGATTACTATGAAAAATTTTATAATGAGGTATTCTTTCCTACACTACGAGATAATGGAATTGATACTGTTCTTATTCTTGGTGACACGTTTGATAGACGCAAATACATAAACTTCTATACACTTAAACGAGCCAAAGAAATGTTCTTTAACCCATTATTTGAAATGGGTATACAGGTACATATGCTTGCAGGCAACCATGATACTTATTTTAAGAACACCAACGATGTTAATTCGGTAGATTTGTTACTTGGTGAATATGGTATATCAATTAATGTGATTGACCAACCATCCGAAATCTATGTTGGTTCACATAAAATTTGTATGATGCCTTGGATATGTACCGAGAACTATGAAGATTCTATTAAACTATTAAAAGATACCGATGCATCTGTTTGTATGGGACACTTTGAGATTGCAGGTTTTGCCATGTATCGTGGTATGCCATCACATGAAGGATTAGAGCGTGCTCTTTTTACAAAGTTTGAATACACTTTTAGCGGTCATTACCATCATAAGTCCAATGCTGATGGCATTTTTTATTTGGGAAACCCGTATGAACTTACTTGGCAAGATTATAATGACGATAGGGGTTTTCACTTATTCGATTTGGATGGTGGAACACTGGAGTTTATAAAGAATCCAAATAAAATGTTTCATCGTATTTTATATGATGATAAAGAACAATCTATCAAAGAAATATCTGATATGGATTTAACTGGTTATGCAGGCAAGTATGTTAAGGTGGTAGTAATTAACAAAACGAACCCATATTTGTTTGACAAGTTCATGAATAACCTGTATAATGTAAACCCTGTTGATATTACAATTGCAGAAGATTTCACCGACTTGAATGAGGGTCTTGAAGATGATATGGTGGATCAGGCTGAAGATACATTAACAACACTTAACAAATATGTTGAATCAATTACTGATGAAAATATTGATAACAACAAGTTGAAAACATTATTAAAAGAACTCTATGTAGAGGCATTGAATACTGAACAAGCATGATATTATTTCAAAAGGTTAGATGGAAGAATTTTCTTTCAACTGGTGCTGCATTTACAGAAATTAATTTTACTAAATCCACCAATACATTGATTGTAGGACAGAATGGTGCCGGTAAGTCCACCATTCTTGATGCTCTTTGTTTTGGTTTATTTGGCAAACCATTTCGTAAGATTAACAAGCCACAACTATTGAATTCTATCAATGCTCGTGATGCAATTGTTGAGGTTGAATTTAACATTGGCCAAAAACGATATAAAATAATTCGTGGTATCAAACCTAATGTGTTTGAAATATACCTGAACGATGTACTGCTGAACCAAGATGCAGCTGCAAAAGACTATCAAGAGATACTAGAGAAGAACATTCTCAAATTAAATTACAAGTCCTTTACGCAGGTTGTCATTCTCGGTTCAGCATCTTTTGTTCCGTTCATGCAGTTATCGGCTGCTGACCGTAGGGCAATCATTGAAGACCTACTGGACATTCAAATCTTTTCATCAATGAATGTCATCGTCAAAGAAAAAATGTCAGCATTAAAAGATGGTATCACCAAATCAAAATATGATATCAAACTTGTAGAAGAAAAAATCAACCTACAGATGCAGAACATTGAAGAAAATAAAAAGAACAATGATGCGGAAATTGACCGCAAAAAAACAGAAATAGAAAAATCAAAAACACAAATGAGTACATTGCAAAATGATATTCAGTTGATTAATAAACATATTGCGGTATTACAGAATAAGGTTGGTGATAAGAAAGAAAAACTTGACAAGAAAGCCAAGGGTTTATTTCAAATCAAAGGTAAAGTACAAACTAATATTGACCGAAATCAAAAAGAGATTGACTTCTATGAAAACAACCATGACTGTCCCACATGCAAACAATCAATTACTCCCGAATGGAAAGATTCTCAAGTACAAGAAAAGTCAGAGAAAATCACTACACAAAAAACTGGATTGGTTGAGATTGAACAAGAGTTAAACAATGTAACTGCCGAAATCAAATCAATAACAGATATACTTTCACATATCAATGCTCACAACGGTGAAGTAATTAAACATACTTCTACCATATCATCAATAAACAATTATATTTCTAAGTTGAATAATGAAATTGATGAGTTGACCAAGAAAGGTGTTGATACTGAGGGTGGTGACCAGAAGTTAACTGAACTAAAACAAGAGTTAGAAACATATAACACTCTGTACCAAGAACAGTTAACAGAAAAACATTACCATGAGTTTGCAGGTACATTGTTGAAAGATGGTGGCATTAAGACCAGAATCATCAAACAGTATTTGCCAATTATGAACAAGTTGATTAACAAGTACCTGACTGCCATGGACTTCTTTGTTAACTTTAACATCAATGAAAACTTTGAAGAAACAATTAAGAGTAGGCACCGTGATGAATTCTCTTATGCCAATTTCTCCGAAGGTGAGAAGCAAAAAATAGATTTGGCTTTGTTGTTTACATGGAGACAGATTGCCAAGTTAAAAAATTCCACCAATACAAACCTACTGATATTGGATGAAGTTTTTGATAGTAGTCTAGATACTACATCCGTTGAATTGTTGATGGGATTATTGAAAGAATTATCATCTGATACAAATGTTTTTGTTATAAGCCATAAAGGAGACCAACTTTTTGATAAATTTCGTTCTGTAATTAAATTTACTAAGAAAAACAATTTTTCTGTTATTGAAAGATGAGAATTACTAAATAAATAGTAAAGACAACTCAATCACAATAACAACATGGAAATTTATAAAGTATATAAAATTACTAATAAACTAAACGGACATTTTTATATTGGATACACAAAATTAAATTTACAGAAAAGATTTAATTTACATTCAAAATCCAAAACAAATAAAATGCCAATAGTTTTAGCTATAAAAAAATATGGCGTTGAAAATTTTCTTATTGAATTATTATTTGAATTTAATGATAAAAATAGTGCTACTGATTGTGAAATAAAATTAATTGAAGAATTAAAACCAAATTATAATGTTCATTTTGGTGGCACTGGTGGTCCAATGTATGGACCTATGAACGGTATGTATGGAAAAAAACACACAGAAAAATGGATAAAAGATAAAAGTGAAAGTATGTCCGGTCAAAATAATCCTATGTTTAATAAAACACATACTGACGAAGTTAAAAAAGTGTTAAGTGATTTAAAAAAAGGAAATATACCTTGGAATAAAGGTAAAAAAGGAATATACTCCAAAGAAATGATTGAAAAATTAAAAAAACCAAAAACTGAAGAACATAAAAATAAATTAAAAAAATACTATACATTTATTTCTCCTAATGGAGAAACTATTTCATTTTTTGGGTTAACTGAATTTTGTGAAAAAAATGGTTTGAACAAAGGCGCTATGTCTGATGTTTGGAATGATAAAAGAAACGTTTATAAAGGATGGAAAAAATGAGTGAAGTTTTTACAATTGATACCAATGAGGAATCGAAGGTTGCACCAGCAACAATACAAACATTTGATTTGATACCAGCAGATTGGCCTGTTTTATATAAAGAACTACCTGAATTTGATTTCAGTAAACCACCTGTGGATCCAAATCAATTCGCATCCGCATTGGTAGAAACCTGTAAGAAACATAATGGTTTTGGTTTGTCTGCTAATCAATGTGGTTATCCATATCGTGTATTTGTTATGGGCACTGGTGATGAATATGTGGCATTCTTCAATCCAAAGTTAATTAAAACTGAAGGTGAAGTACATATGGAAGAAGGATGTTTGTCATGGCCTCTGTTGAACCTAAGGATTACCAGACCTAAAAAGATTTGGGTAGAATACCAGGATTTCACAGGTGAGAAGAAAGAGGCAATCTTTGATGGCATATCTGCACGGTGTTTCCTCCACGAGCTTGACCATATGAACGGAATCATGTATACTTCTAGGGTGAAACCACTT